GCGGCCCCGCCCCCCCCCCCCCCCCCCCCACCATCGAGCTGCGCGTTTGCTTTGCACTTCACTTACAATCGAGAAAGGGAAACTTACCTGTAGTTCCTGCCAGCGTGCATCGGTGATTTCTGCGCTTTCCGTTGTGTTATCGGTATAAGTCAAGCGGGTTAAATTGTGCGCCCGATCAAGCAACGGAAGGACCAGCGTCTCAATCCTGGTTGCGTTCCGATTGAGCCGGATGAGTTCGACCGTCGACACAGATTTCTTGATCAAAACGTCGAGTTCGTCCGACAACTGAGGGTTGACAAGACTCTTCGACTGTTGAATTCTGCGGAGGAGTGAGAGGGCTTTCGTGGCCCATTCACAGGAGATGGAGTGTTCATCGTAGGCCTTCTTTGATCCAACACAAGATCAACACGAGAGCGAGCACACAGATGATGGAAAGTAAAATCCACGGGTGCTCCGACCATAAATCGTCAATCATTTTTCGAGCTTCAGGAGTGAATCGAACGTATGACGCGAGGATCTTCATTTGGATGACGTTGACCAATCTTGAACTAGTTACTTTAATTTGTAAACAAAATAATTTGAAAATGTTTACTTTGGCACTTATTTTACATGTCAATCAAGGAGATAGTCTAGTGATCTCTGTACTGTAAACATGAATATGATAGGAGTTTGTGGCCAAGTTGGATTGTCACTTGTGGGTCACTCTCTCTTCCCCGCTATTAGATATTGTGAAGGTGCTGCCCGTCCAGGACAGCTTCAACTAATACAACCATGGCCACTCCCAACAAGACAGTTGCAGGGCTCATGACAGAGCTCGCACGTACGTCTGCAAATCAAAAAGAGCACGCGCTCAGAGCTCAGCTTGACGCACTCACGAAGGAGCTTGAACGCCACCAGACCGCGCTCGATGCCGCGTGTTTACTTCACGAACACGCCGAGCACAAGGTGACACCAATCAAAGCGCGTCATAACAATGACGAGTCCGAGTCAACTGCTGTTGCCGTTGCGAGCGACTGGCACACCGAAGAAAGCGTTGACCCTGAAGGCGTCAATGGATGCAACGAATTCAATCTGGAGATCGCGGGAAGCCGGATCGATGCCTTCTTCGGGAATCTTCTCGAACTCATCCGGCTTAACCGGAACGCAACCAGGATTGAGACGCTGGTCCTTCCGTTGCTTGGTGACTTCATCACAGGCCAGATCCATCAGGAACTGCTAGAGAGCAACAACCTTAGTCCAACTGAGGCGGTGATATTCGTGCTCAAAAAAATCCAGGCCGGTCTTGCTCTAATCGCAACTGACGCGGAGCTGAAGAGTATCATCATCCCATGCTGTGTAGGAAACCACGGAAGAACCACTGAGAAGAAGAGGATCAAGACATCCCATCTCAACAGCTTTGAATGGTTGATGTACCACGTTCTCGCGATGCACGTTCCCGACGAACGGTTCGAATACAAGATCGCGAACGGCTATCATAATTTTCTTGACATCTACGGCTTCAAGGTGCGGTTCCATCACGGCGACAACATCAAATACGACGGCGGCATCGGCGGTCCAACCATCCCAATCCTGAAGGCTATCGCCGGTTGGGACAAGCAGATGCGTGCCGATCTCGATGTGTTCGGTCATCTCCACATGCGCATGGAGAACCCGAAGTTCGTCCTAAACGGGTCTCTCATCGGTTATTCCGACTTCAGCGTGGCTGTCAAAGCCCCGTTCGAACCACCCTCTCAGACTTTCTTCCTCATGGAGAAAGAGCACGGCCGCACGGTAACCTGTCCAATTTTCCTGTCATGAGCAAAGTAACTGACCTGATGAACAAGTTGAAGAGGAAACGCTTCGCTCCACCAAGCCGTACGGATGGGTGGTTCACGATGGCCGAAGCGTGTGAGGAGAGCGGCATCAGCGAAAAGACTACTGCCGCAATCCTAAAAGACGCCACAAAGGATGGCGGTGCACTCGAAGCACGTGACTTCACCGTTTGGGATGAATCAAGAAATTGCGCCGTCCACAAGACGTATTACAGAGAGAAGCCATTGAAGATGACGAAAGAAACTAGGGTTGTTCAGAAAACCGAACTTAAGTCGTCTAGAAGCCGGTCTCGCCTCGTCGAAGCCTAGTGAATTGCTCGGCCCGTTCTGGTGATCCATGGGAATCACCTACCACACCGGAGACGCAAGTACGAACTGGCCGAGCGATAACACCTACTCCGGCTCGACGTCTTTCTCGATCGAGTACGAGGCGAACGCATCTGTCACGGCGACAGGAAGCACGTCATACAGTGGGACTTTTGTTTATCGTCTTCCACCTCCGCGGCGGATGTTTGTGGCAGGTCCGAAGGGGTGGACTGACGCTGTCTCGATCGCATTTGCAGAGCTCGTAAACTCGAAAACAAACACGGGTTGGAAGATCAGCGCGCTCATAAAAGGCGACATCTTGATCATGGACCCGAGCATCGAGAAGCGTGAGATGGCTGATTTTATCCCGCTCCTTCTCAATAACGCCAACGTCGAAGACAAGGGTGCGATCGTTCGTTTCTTCGAGGAGCACAAGATTTAACATGCCAACTACCCCTGCGCCCACAGACCAAACCGAGCCCGGGACGGCGACCGCCATTCCAGCGACGATCGCCGTACCCGTCGATTTGTTTGATGAAATCGAAATACTTCTAAAGGATCACACAGACAGATTCGAGATTCCAGGAGGATGGCCGCTGACTCATGAAGAGCAAGCGGATTTCATTAGGACTTTCGGATACCGTCTATTGAAGATTACTCAGAAGAGCAAGGCGTGGGCAGCGTTACGTGTTCATCGTTCACTCATGCGGATGGCAGAGTACGAAGCGAAAGTGCGCAAAACTAATTTGCAGCCGGTCACCGAACCAACTAAGGATGGCAGTACGGAACGACAGGTTCCATAACGATAATCTGAGACGCTCGAGCGGAACGTAGAAGGAACCCTCACGCCGTGAATCATAAAGGACCTCCACTTCCGTGGGAGATCCGCAACTGGTCCATCACCGCTCCAGTCGGAATCCAAGGGTTGTTTGGTCCATCGTTGGCTCCAGAGCAGGTGATGAAGTCACGCCTTCGTGGAGAGATCTGGTACCGTCCTCTCTACGCTGATGGTGTCTTCTTGATGTCTTCTCCCATCGTCGGTTTGAAGGGAGAGGACCAGGTTGTCACCATGAATTCCGCCTATAAGCTTTGCACGCCGAGTCCAGAGTATGAGGAGGAGTTTCCTAACGCGAGAGCGAGAGTCCTGAACTCACTGACAAAACTATGATCACGAGCGGTGGACAGGAATGTTTCATCAGGGAACAGGACCTGCGTGATAAATGTCCAGAGTCTGACCGCGCGCTCATGCTTGAATCGATGAAGAAATCAGAGCGATTCAAGCCGCTTGCGGACGCATTCGTTGATGGCACTGACCTGTACGAGTTTGACACCAAAGAGGGAATCATGCCAGGACAATTCGGCGGAGTCGCTGACTTGATTGGAGTTCTTCCACAGAGTAACCCATGGAAGAACCCGCAACAACCACAGGTCCCGTCAAACCAAAGCGGCTGAAGAAACCGATCTCTGTCGGAGTTGGCATGCCTCACATGCTTTACCTGAACGAGTTCGGGTCACAAGTCTGGGCAGCATTTGGAACCCCCTCCCTATCACGTGGGATCGTCCCTTCACGGAAAGAAGTGGCGTGACGTGGACGTTCGTCTGATGCTAGATGACGACAAGTACGGCGCCATGTTCGGGATTGACTCACATGCCAACGAGCACACTTGTGACAAGTGGGTGGCACTCTGCATGGCTTTCAGTGCGTTGGGCCAGAAGATGACAGGATTGCCCATCGACTTCCAGATCCAACGGTCAACGCAGGCTAACGAGAAATATCCGTGTTCAAGATCAGCTCTTGGAATCACCCCACTTAGGATTAGCAGGATGGTCAAGAAATAAACCGTCTTGAAGGTAGTTTAGCGTGGACATCTCGATCACCGGGTTAACCGTGCACTTCTTCAACAGGACCGTCTTTCGGGCGGATTCCTGGCACTGGGACTTTGGCGACGGAGAGACATCGACGGAGAGATCTCCTACACACAACTACGCTTTCTTCGGGCACTACGTGGTTACGCTGATCGCGGACTGCGGCGGTACAATCTCGACCGCCACGAGGAGCCTAATCCTTTCCGCGACGATCGTGGATATTCAGTTGAGATACAACGGCATCCAATACGCGTCTAGCCAGCCGCTATTCCTTGGAGAGTTCTTCAGGAAATCTCTGGCGGACATAGATCTCCACATCGCGACTGTTGGAGGTCTTAACTTGCTGGAATCCGTGTCGGTTCCAAGCGGGATGACCCTACTGGAGACATACAACAACGGGGTCTTGACTGATCTTCCTTTTTACACGAGTCCAGCAGGAAGCGTCATCAGAATCAGGATCGAATCATCCGTGCTTACGACCGGTCGGTCTGGAACGGTTCAAATCGTGAATTCATTGGGAACGTTTTTGGTGCCGTGCACGTGGATCATCTCGGACATCACGATGAGACCTAGAGTCAGGTCGTCGTATAGCGTCGCATCATCGGTGTTGAGGTCTATTGTCACCAATGCTGGAACGTTTGGGTCTCAAGTTGACTCGTCATACTCGATACCTTCCACCACTTTAAGGGACGTTATTGTGGCCTCTGGAACTTATCCGGCGCAAATCAGCCAGTCGTATTTTATTCCAAGCACTGTGCTCAGAACCGTTCTGATCACAACGGGAACAATTTCATCTGGGACAATTCCTTCATCTTATTCAATCCCAAGTTCTGAGCTTAAGATCGTGCTCAAAGACACAGGCACAAAAGTAGCGATGGTCAGATCTTCTTACAGCATAGTTAGCACATCACTTCTATGACCGAAGAATCCGTCAATGCTCACGTCAGTATCTCCAACCAGGTGAGATACAAACTCGAAGTCGTCAGGAACGGCGAAATCATTTGTGGCACAGAGTTTAGAGACAACATGTTGACGGATTTTGGATTAGATGACATAACAGTGCAGGCAATAGGATGGCTCAACGCGCTGAACGTTCCAAGACTAGGAAACGGAGTATCACCATCGCCGGTTAGAAGAGACTCCGGGGCAATCACATTCACTCAGTCAGGAACAACTCTGACCGCCAGCTCAACATTTTTCGTTGCTGATGACACTGGAAGACTTTTCAAATGGGGAACCGGATCGACAGGAGCAGAGCTCTACTTGACGTACAACAGCGGAACTCAATGCACAGTGTCCGCGTCTGCAACGGTTTCCACACCCACTATTGGAACAATCTGGTATGTCAACGTGTCGTCTCTGACCAGCTACATTAGCACTCTGCGCTGGGCTCCAGAAGCTGGAGCTGACAAAAACTATAGTACTGCATCGGTTGCAGGAGACATCGTGACCATCACGCATCAAAATGTTCAAAATTCGTCCGCGTTTTCGTCCGGAACATCTATCACAGAGATCGGTTTTAATCCGTACTATTACGGAGGAACTCAGTTATATGACCTTGACATTGTCAATCCACCGGTAGCGTTTTTGACAGGAGATCAAGCAAGAGTCACTCTTCAAGTTATTCAAACAATTTCAGGACTGACTCCAGTGGCCGCTTCTAACGTTGGAACTGGGTACGACTCAAGCGGAACAGTCCAACTTGAATCAACCGGATTAAGCGATAATGGTCTTGAGACATTCGACAGCAATGGAAATCCTCAAGGATATAACGGAACACTCGATCCAGGAAACAACGTTGGAATTGGAATAGTTTATGGTAACGCGATTACGCTTCAGCCGTTTAACACATTTAACGGAACGTATTTTTACACTGGATCATTTTTTTCTCAAAGTTCAACAAAGGCTGACTCTTACGGAACTGGAAGCCATTATAGGGACGTTGCCGTTGTGTGGAGTATTTCAAACGCGAATACGACTCTCTACGCGGTATCGTTCGGAAATTCGTACAGGCAGTTCACACTTGTCTTCAACACTCCATTTGTGAAAACGTCATCCCAGACATTGACTGTCAGATTTAGAAAATCGTGGTCTAGAGTCCTGGTCAACTAGCTTTTGTACCTTGTTCTAAGCAGCATGACGTCCATCGTGCTGCCACCGTTTGGAAGCGGAAAGAACAAGTATCCGTACCAGATTATCGTGGACCACAAGCCGATTGACTTGATTGTCTACGCACCGTCGCTTGGAGCATCTGAGGAGTATCTCGACTCGCACAAGTTTTCGAAAGATCTTATCGATTGGAATCCGACGATCGCGCAGAGACTCATGTTCTGTCAAGTGGTTATCGAGCACAATTGGGCAGCTGAATGGCGCAAATCATTGGATGTTCCTGAATCATTCCGTTGTGGAATGGCTCAAGCGGAAGGTGGAAAATTGCTCGACCTCGATCAAGTTATTTCTGATTCGATGAGAGAAGACGTCAAACAGCTTATCAAAACGGAAGACGGAATGATCGATCAAATCATCATCAATTCTCTCAAATCATGATCGCGGAAATACCGGCAACTTTGTCATGGGCTCAAGCTTCAACAGCCTGCGCGTTCTTCGCGATCCTTGGAGTTGTCATTGGAATTCTTCTCGTCGACTGGATCAACAGAAAAAAGCCTTAGTTTTTGTTTACATTTAAGAACTAAACGGTTCTAAAGAAGAACGATGCCTTCTACGCTTCAACCCAAAACGAAAAATTCAATTCCAGTCGTCATCGTCTCTGGCAACAGAGGTATGGACGACTTTATGCACGCTGCCGACGTATTCGAGCCGTTCAAAGCTCTCGCTACGGTCCACACGCTTGACATTGAATTTGACAAAGAACCGAGTCAAGCTGTGATCAACTCGTCTTTGAACGTGATAAAGGGATGGCTTGAAAAAGACCATCGCGTCGTGGCGGTATTCTCTCCAGGGTGCCCAGGCGGTTACGTCGACAACACCGTGAAAACGATCAGTAACGGACAAACGTGGAGGCGGCTCGATGACGTCCTCAAGTCATACCTCACGTCAACATCTCATGCCTGACAACGACAAATCCTGGGAAGAAGAGCCGGGTACAAAGTCGTCCAGAAGTAGTTCTGGATTGGATGCCGCTTTTAATCTCTTCCGTCATCCTAGAAGTCGATAAGCCCACCGTCAACGGGCGAATCTATCCACGTGCTGTCGTGGCGAAGATGGTCAAACAACTAGAGGGAGTGCTTGACACGCGTCCAGTGTTTGGCCACTATGCTCAGAGCAAAGACGACTTCGGCATGCTCTCAGAAGAGGCCATGAAGTCGAGTAAAATTGACTGGGTGTTCACAATCAATCCGACCATTGTGTCTCATGCGATCAAAGAGGTGAAGCTCATCAATGACAAGCTTCAAGTCACCGTTCAAACGCTGAAAACGATCCCAGGCACGATGCTAGAGCACGCAATAAAAAACGGAAAGATTGCATTCCGTCCCATCGGCGTTGGAGAAGTCAACAAGAAAGGCGTCGTGACAGAGTACACGATGATCTCGGTCGGCGCGTACGATTCGTCCCTTGTCTAACACCATGAAAGATCCAATTGTTGTTTGCCTTTGCGGTAGTTCCAGGTTTCCAGAGCTCCATATGAGGGTCATGATGGAGGAGACTCTCGCTGGAAACATCGTCATCCCTATGGGTTTGTACGGACACGCTGACTTTCCACCTGGAGCAAAAGCCGCTACCAACGATGGAGATGAGGCAACAGAAGTCAAACAGATGCTCGATGAGCTCCATAAGAGGAAGATCGATTTGTCACACGAGATCTTGGTCGTCAATCCTAACGGGTACGTAGGAAACTCCACGCTGAGCGAGATTGAATACGCAAAAGCTCGCGGAAAAGGAGTGAGATTCTATTCTTAGCGTCATGACCAGCGTTGCAGAGCAACTCCAAGAGCTCAGGAAAAAATCAGTGGCTGACGTAGCCATTGGTTTAGCAGATCTATGCATGGTCCTGATTGTGGAACGCTCTGCTCTGAGGAAGGCTCTCAAAGCAAACCAAGAACCCGTCGACGAACTCCTGGCAGAATACATGAGGGGAGTAGGAGAACTGGACGAGGTCGGTCACACCGAGTTCAATCTGAAAGCCAGCACAGTCACGAAGCTCTTCGACGCTCAGACCGCAAATAAGGAACTCGAGGCGATCCAATTTGTAAAAAATCAAGAGGAAACTTTTTTGTTTACAAAACCTGTTTGACGTTCCATACTGGGTCCATTCCAATGGACAAGCCAATCGAACTTACGTTGAAGGAGACCGTCGAGGTCATGTCAGCGATTAGGAAACGAGTCGACGAGCTTGACATCTCTGACATGGGAATTCCGCCCATGATCCTGGCATCTCAGTTCTTCAGCAACATGCTTCACGGCATGACTGTTGTCGTTGATCTCTCGAGGCGAGACGATCCAGAAGGAGTCATCAAAATTTATGCCATCCCCCACTCCAACACCTGATCCACTGGACATAACACGTTTCGCGTGGATTGCGTCGCACCTTGTGAAGTGGGAACTCGGTCTCACAACCGTGTCAGTGACATGGCTCGACGACGAAGGAGTCCCTCAGAATAAACACATGGTGCTCCCGGATGAGTTGTGCGCGCATGACTTGGACATGGCTCATGACGTCATAATTTTTCGCTACGTTATCGACAAAATAAGTGCCCCATGAAAATCTCAGTCATTCAATTTGCCGAGTTCATCAACTGGTTCCCGGACGCGTACTACTTCGAGGATACCGCCGACGAGCTGTGGGACAATCTCCTTAAACAGGAAGAGAAAGACGGCGTGACCATTTATTCTCCGAAGGATCCGACTTTGATGATCGATCCGAAGCATTACATCGATGGAGGATATGTCCTCGCCAATGACGGCGCCGTTGATCCGCTCAACGTCAAAGGTCAGGATCTGATGAAGATCCTCGCCACGTGGCTTGCCAATCAAACCAGCACCGTTGTCTCGTTCAGAATCCCAAACGACAAGCTCGAACAGATCAAATCTCTCCTCCTCACGCATGGAATAGAACCTGTCTAAACATGGAAACCATCTCATTCTCAAGAGCAGTCAACTGGATCTGCAGCCGTATTCTGCAGGAACACCTTCCTCTCGATCGCACGATGGAAGAGAGACTCAAGAAGGATGCGCGTCTTGGACTCGAAGTAGAGGGCCTTGACTATCAGCTATTCCTTGAGATCGAGAACTCCTGGGGAGTCAGCGCGACCCTGAATGTTGACCTGAGGTTCGATCATCAAGCTCCGTCCGGCGGAACTTGAGGAACTCCTTCGTCGTGGCAAAGAGATGGGAATGAAGTTTGAGGAGATTCCCAGTTGCTTTATGGGGGATGAGTGGAATGAGTTCAAGAAAACGCTTTCTCCTAACCCGAACTACGACGAGATCCTTGACAAGATGGCGAAGTACTCGCACACTCAGGCAGCGAACGTCTCGGTTATCAAGGATGCCAACATCGTCTTCAACTTCATGGACAAGCATCGGAGGAAAACCGCTGAAAGCGTTGTCGATACTCTGATCGACGAAGAGGATGAGACGATCAACATCGATGGGTATGCAGTGACGTTTGAGCCCCATTCCGAGAAACCTGGAAAAATACGTCATTTGGTCAATGGTCAGAGGTATGGAAGCCGCGGGTTCAAAACAAAGGAACAGGCGTTGGAAGACGCGCGCAAGATCATCGAAATCCGTAAGGAATGCGATCGAAAAACTCGCGAACGATCCTCGATGAGCGGCGATGACCTAAGCGCTAAGGTCGCCAGCGACTTTTTCAAACATAACAAACGCAGCGGGAATCCAAATTCGCTGTAGTTGTTAGGTGGTCCTAATCCCCAAAACCATCCTGATCGAAACCGGTTCGGCTTGCAACAGGGCATGCAGTTTCTGTTTGCACGGAAAAGAGACTGTCAAGCAAGAGTTCCTGTCAAGGTCCGTTATCAACAAGCTTCTCATCGCTCTTCCGAGCGACTTCCGAGGAAGGATCAGCTTCCACGGGATCAACGAACCCCTTCTTGATCCCGCGCTCTTAGACACAATCAGCGATTTTAGGTCGACGTACCGAGGAGCGTACCTGTCACTCAACACGAATGGAGACACGCTCAATGCTGTTTCCGTCGCACTCTTCAGGAACTCAGGACTTAACAAGTTGAACTTCAGCGTTTACGACGCAGATGGTTTGGCAAAGTTCATCGCGCTGACTAAGGAGTTTCCAACTTTTGTGGAGAGGTCACCGTTCGTATACGAGAATCGCGGAGGTTACTTCACGGATGACACTCCTGTGGACGCTCCGTGTCGTAGACCGATGTCTGGAATGCAAATAAAGTCGAGCGGAAAAGTCGTGCTATGCTGCTCCGACATGAAGTCGGAAGTTGTGCTTGGAGATCTTGCAAAAAACAACCTACTAGACATCTTCAATTCAAGACCCTACCAGTCGATGGCCAACAGACTTGAGCAGTCGAGGTTAGGGGTCAAACCATGCCAGAGCTGTTCTTACAGTGGGATGCCGTACGGAAGATGATCTACGGCTCATATTTATTCTGGGCATGTACGGGCTCAAACTCAAAGTCGTCCTACGTAAAGGTCGCGAGGAGATCACTCTTCCCGCCCTGGTGTCCCGCGAGGTTCGTCCCGACTCTTTAGAGATCGGCAAGTGGAGGCTGACTGTCTTCTCAAAGGATGTGAAGGACGGCATCTTCCATGTCAACTTCAACGTCGACGGAGAACCCGACTTTACAAAGGTTCAGATGGCTTTTGTTTCAGGAGAGACTCTGAAAACTCTCCGCAAACTCTTTGATCAGTCTGCTGCCGCAACCACACTGAATCGCAATCCATCTTGGCTGAAGAAGTTGATCAGTGTCCTGTCAAGTTCAGGATTGAGGGTGACCACGAAGTTGCACAGGAAGACCTTGCCGCTGAGCTTGATCGTGGTGCTCAACTGAAGATGTTTTAGTTCAACTGAACCAGCCTCGTTTGTTGGAAAGTAAACCAACGGACACATGGCCAAATACATGAAGAAGTCGTGTCCAGCTTCAGCGGATTCTGGGATAATCCCGTACGTTGCGGCTGCATTTGAGATGGCATCGACCAACTGTAGACCTCTCTGGCCTGACCACGCAGTTTTATCAAAGGCAAGCGTATGGGTGTTCATACCCAAAAGAACAGTAGTTTGACGTGACCTTTGAATTCATAATCCACGGAGCCGCAGTCCATTTTTTCAACCGAACTGTGTTCGGTTCGAACACATGGTTCTGGGATTTTGGAGATGGAAATACGTCAACACAAAGGGAACCATCTCACACCTATTCAGGGAGCGGAACGTATTCAGTTACTCTCACTGCGACCTGTGGAACAAGGACATCAACCGTCGTAAAGCATGTGGTGATTGTGCTTCCAAGCTCTCCTCTCAAATGTTACTTCAATTATGGAACGTTCCATAACGGCGACACGCCGTACTTGGGAAACCTTCCGTACTACTCACATTGGACACAAACATTTTTCATCCAACTGGATGGGTCAAATCAGAATACCATAAGTGGAGTGACAGTTATCAACCCATCTGCGGTGTCAAGTTTGGAGTTCCTTGACGGAGCGTCAAACCCCGTTGTTTTTCCATTCATCCTCGGGACTTCATACCCGAACTCTGTGATGGCCATGAACTTTATTCCAGTCTTGTCAGGATACAGTGGATTTGCGGATTTTGTGTTTATCAACTCAGGAACCCAGTTTGTGCTCAATATGACCTGGGACATCAGCTCATGATTATCGCGACTACAATCAGCAGACCAGCGGAACTGGACGGTGTTCAACTTCAGTTCAAGCGCTTTGGAAAGGAACTTAGGGTTGTTGCGCTGTCGGTTCCTGATGGCATACCTGAGGACCAGGTCTGGATTGTGAAAGACATGGACAAACGCACCGTCAACTGGACGCGCCGAATCTTCGAGATGTTCCTCAAAACAAGCGAAGACGTGCTCATCAAAACAGACCCAGACAGCGTGTTCAGTGACGATGAAACCGTACTTGCGCCGCTGAGAAAGTCAGATGTCGCAGGTGACTTTAGACAGGCTCAACTCGGCATGGTGTTCCTTGGAGGATTCCAGTACTTCACGCGGCATGCTTGCGAGGTTCTTCTCGCTGACAGAAAATTCAACGGGTTCTGCATATATCAGGACATAGAGCTTGCTAAAGCTATAGCAAGAAACAAATTAGTCGCATACAACATGCCAGGAGTAAATTCTCATTGGGTACTTGGAGACGCAAAAAAGTACGTTGTAATTCACCACGGCAACGGGACTCTAAAACGGCTTGCTGGCGGCCGTGTTATCCTTTGATCCCACGCATCACCCATCGAATCTGGATCGGTCCACCGATGCCAAGCTCGTGCCGAGCATTCGGTCAGATGTGGGTCCATCTCCACCCTCTTTGGGAGCACAGATTGTGGAACGAGCAGGACTTGAGAGATCTGAACCAGGAAAAACTCACTGCTCTTCTCGATAATAAAAGCCCGGAGATCGATGCTGCATTGATCAGCGACTACGCACGTCTCGTCATCCTTCACAGATTCGGAGGAGTCTACGTTGACGCTGACGTTAGGCCAATCAGACCGTTCGATGACTTGATGGATGACAGCGCTGAGGTCATTGCAGGAGAGCTTCATCCGCACCTTGGAGGTCCTAAAAGGAGGATAGATCCGAACGTCCTGTTTGCCACGAAGGAGTCTGAGATCATCGGTGAGCTTGTGCGAACGTGCGCCGGTCTCAGGGGAGGTCCAATCGGGATTCTGTTGGAAAAGACCCACAAGGTCAAGGTCCTTCCATATACGTTCTTTCACGACATAAGCCCAGGAAAGAATGCGTACTCGTCCCATTGGAGTCACCGCCTTTACTCATGGGGAAAACACGACCGTAAATAGGACATGAGCTCAACAGTCAAACGTATCCTTGGAGAGGTCGAGAAAGAGGTCGACTCCGTCACGATCACGATCAGCGGAGAAGGTGCCGGCGGTTTCAGGACTTTCATGGAAAAGATCGCGAAGATCTGCAACGCTGGAAGCTCGAGAGAGATTGCCATTGTCGAGCCGTCCAGTCAAGACGAGCGCGACGTCACATGGAGTTTTGACGGAGACGGAAGCACCCGGATCGAGGTCAAAGGCTCCGTCGAAGAGTCAGAGGATCCAGATCCAGACGAGCTCTCAGCCGGGATCAAGGTCGAGATGGAGCACACCGACGACACCCACGTTGCGGAGACCATCGCCCGAGATCACCTGGCAGAGGATCCTCGCTATTACACTAAGCTCAGGGCTTCTGGGATAAAGGGAGAAGATGAGTGACGAGGTCATAGGAACGGCGGTTCTGGACAAGACCTTGAGCCCTCAGAGACTCATTGTGCTCTGTCGTACGTCGAGGGGAACAGTATTGACCGAGGTCATTCCTGTGTACCCCAGAGGGTCATCTAAGCCGACAACCCATAACGGCGCCGCGTGGGAATACGTAGAAGACGGTGAAACACTTCACATCACGCCAAGCCTCCACTGCATGTCGAAACGCCCAGCTTCGGGTACCGATCACGACGTTGAAGCAAACTGGATCTGGCAAACGGACTTCCACAACGGCTACAACTGGGACGTTAAGTTCCAACTTGCCGATGGAAGACCAAGGGATGCAGAGTGGGAAAGCCGTCATCTTTACCAACAGGTCAGGGACGCCAATGAATCAATCCAGCGATGAATCTCTGAAGGTTTGGCCTGCTGTCTTGGCGATCGCCATACTCAGTCCTTACATCGCTTTCGTCTTGGCAAAGGACGCCGTGGTCAATCGGTTTCGTCGCATACATACGCCATGAGCAGAATCACCAAACTCATCACAGGATCCATCTTGCCGGTGACGTACAGACTCCCGATCAACGAGAGCGCGGTCGACGTTCGTCAGGTCATCAAACAGGACAAGATTATCCCGGGTGGGATGACAATCTGTCCTCACTGTAATCAGGAGATCCTTGAGAAGCATTGCTACCACAAGGAAGACGTGGACTACCACTCAGATTGTGGAGGAGCAATCCAGTTCCCGCTCCCTGACGAAGACACCCTTCAGCATCTCGAGAAGACGCTGGGAATGAGCTTTAATCGACAGACCAGAAAATGGTCACGCGTCGAAAGACCTTGATGGTTTTCGGTGCTTCTCAAGATCCACGACAGTGACTGGAGGAGATTCTTCAGAGTTCAGGTCAACGTTTGAGTAAACACCCGGCATGTTGCCGTGAGGAGATCTCATGGTGTTGTCATCCTTGAACGTGACCGCTGAGAAGTACGCGCCGCACGCGCCGTCGCAAACGTCCTTCGTGTGATTGTCATCATGGTCGACCTTGTCACCAGTGTCAACCAAATTCTCAGCTTCGTTCATCAAGATCGACTGAGCAAACATCCTGATACGTGCCTCTTCAAAACCAGCGCGCCAAGCTTCATACGGTTTCTTCGTCTTGTCTACGGACAGATTTGCAACCTTGAATCTTTGCTTCTCCAACATCTGGAGCGGAAGGGCCGAGTTGTGACTGACGATTCCGTTGGCGGTATACGATGGGTCATCCTTAACTCGTATGTCAAACACGTCGCGCGCTGATACTTCTTTAATCGACTTTATTTTTGAGTATAGACGACGACCTTTGATATGCGCAATGGATTGCAGCTTGCGCTGTTTTTTCGCGTAACAAAAACCAATTTCTACGAACTTGCTTCTCTCTCCACGAACTGACATGATATAGTTTACGCACGGAGGGTCATACGTCCGCCCAAACGCAGACCTCACTGTCCTCTTACAGATGTGTGTCGGTATCCCAAAATATGTCCTAAGAAGAGTTTGAAGTTGGCGCGCCATTTTTAAGTGTTTTGTGACAAACGTTATCTGTTGCCCTGTGACACATCCATCCGCAGAAAATAATCCTCTGATGAATGCGCCTACAACTGACCTAGGAGACCTTAAGATGCAATCTGGTATGCCGATTTCTCCCGTGAAACCTCCTGTTTTCTTTATGCCAGGTTTGACGAGTCCAAACGAAGCAAGCCACAGGACAAGTTGGTGGCTTTGAACGCGCACATTAAAATGACCGTGGCATGGCTTTATGACAGGGTCAAACTTCTGCCGCTTAAAACAGGACACAACATCTTCTAACTCGTCTCTGTGCGCAGATACAGAGACATGATTCCTACTGATGTACCCGTTTCCCCACACAATTCCAACCCACTCCGCAAACGTTTCGTTTAGAATAAGAGGATTGAACTCTCCTACATTCGGCGCATGAAGAGTGCAGTGTTTTCCTATGCTGTGCTCAAATCTATCGAGAGGCACATAATCGGTCGGACCAACGCACTTAGCATTAACCGTGCTGACTACGTCTCCCACGTTTAACTTATCAAGCCGAACCCAATCGAACTTAGGTTTCCATCCTGACCACGGCGCGACTTCATATCTGCATGATTCAATCTTGTGATTTGGCGTTCCTGTCAAGATCTCACCATCGTCTAGTTCAACTTCCAAGACAGGCGCATTTGGGTATGATACGACGCATTCAACTGGCCTTGGACCAAGTTTTGATTGAACAACGTCTCCCACAGCAACGTCTCGAAGCTCGATTAGACCACGCGATGTGTTGACCAATGTATCTCCGCTTAAGCATTGAAAACTATCGGCTGTCACGACAGCAAACCTGAATCCGCAAATGTCACGCAACCAATACAGGAAATGGATGACCTTGTTGATGCTGATCGGTTTCTGTTTTCCCGCGATGATCGACAAGATGAAGTCGTACTCGACCACGACGCGATATTCGTCGAAGACCTCACCTCCCATGTTGATCAATCCCTCAACCTTCTGTTTTCCGATGATGTGGCAGATTGACATGCCAGCTTGTGTACGAGTGGCCAAGTCGAGATGGCAGTAACGGTAAGCTCCAGGGTCGCGCTTTGGCATGATCTGACTGAGCTTCTTCGTGAGGAACGTCTTCGCATCGAGGAAGTCCCAGATCTCATGGTCATCTTCTTCAGACAGAGGGATCGACACCACGGTGCACGGGTTTGCCAGACCGTTTGAAGTTCCAAGAGTAACTGCTTTCTCGAGGTCGATCGTATTTCCAAAGAAGCGAAACGAACCTCCTGTCGAGATTCCGGATATGCTTTGGAGATTGGTCTTGACGTTACGTTTGAAGTCGGCGTGATAATTTCCAGGGACCAACTCAGTTTTTGAACCTGAAGGAGCTTGCTCGTGCGGATCTTCTCCGACAGGATTTCCGTCCTTGTCATACCATCCACCGAGGATGTACGGGTCAATGTTTTTCAGACCGTACGAGACTTTGAACCAACGTCTGTCAAGCTTGAGGGTGTGCGCCTTGATCTTGTAGACGGCGAAGCGATAAACCTTCTGGTCATCGTCTCCTGACTTCTCGATGTCATTGACAACCTTCTCTGTGAACGACGACTCATCTCGCGCAGACGACGACAGGATCGATATGGCTGGCATGTAACCGGCCATCTTTTGAAATCGATTGCGAATACGAGTGCGCACTTCGTCATAGAGTTTGTACGCCTTCATGTCGGGGTTAGACTCAAGTCGGAAGTTACCTTCGTCAAGCGCAACTCCCATAGCATTACGACCGATGATATGCCAACCCTGCGAACCCGCTGTCATGAAGATGTTTCCGCCAAGTGGGATGCGCAAGTTGGCATACTTCTTGTTCGGGTTGAAGTGGCACTCTTCGATGAAGTATGGAGAGTTACCCATGAAGTTCAGGACGTCACCAAATGCAGTTTCCTGAACGACTGACCGCGTGACAGACAAGATGGCGTAGAATATCTGAGACCCCTTTGCGAGACCAAAAAATGCCTGTGCGTTTCTCAACAAAAGGGCCAACACGATTCGGTATAACAAGATCGTTACGGTTAAAAATGTATTGTGGGTGATTGTCCCGTCTGCCAGAAGAAACCTTCTATTAGGACCGGATAGCTCGAATCCGTAGTAGTCTCCTTCTCCACGGTCGACGATCTTGAACCCTGTCACTCCAGGCGTCCTCCTGTTTCCTCCACTGCGCATAGTTCCTGCCCTAACGACGGTCTTTCTTTCCAGCAGCGTAGGAAGCTCTATCCCACTGATGCACAATCTCCATGCGGTGGCAGGCTTCTTGAATTTAGCGTTGTCTATTGTTTTTTTGGTTAAACTGCACGTGGCTCCGAGTGACCACGCGATGTCTCTTATCTGGAGAACGAGTGCTCGGTCAGCTAGCGCGATGTCATAGCAATTATCGCTCATTCCTCCGTCACTATCAATAATTCCGGCAAGCAACAATTTTCTGACTCGGATACTGTTGTGAGCGTATACACTAGGTATGGCTTTGAATCCTCCGGCAGTTCTTAGCTTGATAGGAAGTCCTAGCTTTCTAAGCTCGCAGATGATAGGATTTTCGCGCAGTTTAAGCGTTGGAAACACAGGTCGGTAGACTCGGCAAGCATTTCCTCTAGTGTCCTCTTTCGAGACGCTCATCTTCATCCCGTCAAACTTTGAGCAAAAGTCGGTATGATAGGCTAAAATATCAACGTCTATATCGGCTACAACAAGGCCGGCACACTGACACGCGCCGTCTCCTATCCACAAACCTAACCAATATGGGTCGATTGGAACGGGTACGTCAGGCAGGTCAAAACCCGTTCTAACGAGGCGATAGGTTGAATACTTTTTAGGATTATTCCAAACGTCTAGCGCCTTAACTTCTACCAAGGCATGCGTTTTTGGATGCTTGAGTGTAAGCAGGTGTGATGCGTTGCACCCCCATACAAGACCGCATTTTGGCCGAAATGGCACGATGTCGAACATCTGCTCTTTTCCGCGCGCTAGACTCTCGACGGTCCTAGCTGTCCCATCATCTCCCATTATCCGGTCTCCAACGCTGACGTCCTGGACTTCCTTAACAGAACCGTCGGCCATTCTAATCGGAGTCCCCAGCGCTAGGCATTTGCCTGTGCCCAAGCTGCCTGTTACCACTAAGTTATGTATTCTAGAATCGATGTCAAAGTCGTGTATAAGGAGCTCTTTCCACTTGGGAAACATACCCTCAGACTCCTCAGACTTATTCATGATGCCACCGAGCCAGTACGGGTCCTCCAAGAAATCTTGCATCGATGGCGGTCGCTTTGTGTAATCTAACCTCCAGAGATCAGACATGTAAGCGCTCGCCATGCTAGGATCTTTGCGCAATTCGCGCAGTGCGTCCTGAAGCATTGCCTGATCCTCTTTGCTTAGGAGCTTGAGAAGCGGATCGGCCTGCTCCCCTTGTAGGACTTCATCGATGGCTTTTTCGATCCGACTTAGTTTTTTGTGCGATTTTGGCTTTTGTTTTGACACCAGTGACCGCAAAGAATAGGTTTTGAGCCGGAGTCGGTACTTAGCGCATGTCCGTTTCTTCGAAGAAAGTCCAGCTTCCACCGCTGTCGATGTTCAGTAAGACGCCGGTGTACGACGTCAACGGAGTGATTGTCTTCGGACTTCAGCAGCCGGTTGTCCTTCCCGCTATTGGAGATGAAATCTACACGGTGACACTTCCTCTGGAAAACCGTCTCGACAAGATCTCGACGTTGTTTTACGGAACTCCAACGCTGTGGTGGGCGATTGCGCAGGTTAATAACCTAGTTGATGTCCTGATAGGAGTTCCAGTAGGAACCCAGCTTAGGATCCCGAATAGGTCTAGGCTACCGGTGTCTTAATTGTTTACAAATTCTGGTTGACGTGTTCTCATTAGAGCATGAAACCAAAATCACGCATCAGTCAGATCGATCCTCGCCTTATATTGTTGGACTCTTTCGGCGCCAAAGGCCCGTCGGATGCCATTGTAAGGTCCGAGAAACGTGGCCAACAACAGCTCGTCGAGTCGAGCCAGATTCCTGCCGAAGGAATCGACAACCCAGCGTTTGGCAAAACAGACAAAGACACGATCACGCCACGGCGGATGATTGAGAAGTACGGTGGAAAGGTCATCGGACCTACTCCTGGCGACACACTATGACTACAACGCCCCGTCTCCAAAATCCTACTACGCCACAGTCACTGATTCGAACGACAACGTTGTTTGGCGTGGAAAAGCGGCCGTCGAGGAAACTCCAGAACGCATGCGTGAGATTTGGAAAGCCGACGGAAAGACATTGACTGATCGTCTTAACGACGAGGCGCGCGCGCTGTGTTGACGCACGCGTGCCCTGACTATGCAAATCCATACGCCTATTGGGACACGGAACCTACATTCCCTCCGAGCAGTTCTTGAACCCATGGTCGTCGGTAAGAAAGTTGTCTGTGTCAATGATCAGTTTCCAGCTTGGGTGCACAACCTATACGCTCAGTTGCCGAACAAAAACGAGATCTACACCATCAGGACGATGGGGCTGGGCCGTGAAAAACTGGTCGTCATAAAGGACAACAAGATCGTCGAGAACGGCGCCACTGAAGCAAGCGGAGGAGCAGTTTATGTGCTTCTTGAGGAGATCCACAATCCACCAGATCCACTCTGCTTCGAGCGAGAATTGGGGTTCACATCTGAGCGTTTTCGTGACCTTGAAGAGGACGAAAATGTGGAAGCTCTCGAAGCCGAGCGTGTACTTTCTGGATTCTCGCCGACTTGACTGACAGTAGTTTAGTCATGGAGTCCGAAAAGAAGATCCGGCTTCATTCGACGCTCGATCGGCCTTACACTATCATCTCTGGTAAAGATCCAATCTGTGACGCTATCAGTGAACAGGGTAGGATGATCGAGGCGTACGAATTGCCCAAAGACCCTGACGACATTGACGAGAAGCTCGACTTTGATGGAAACGTCGTGCATGTCTATGACGACGGGACGATCTATCTTTTTGAATCGCCCCACGATCTTCAGCTCGTTCCAAGATTCCAAGTCGGAGAGTTGGTCAGTGTGGTCGGACACCTCGGCACCGTCCGTTGGAAAACCATCGTGGCGCTCATCGACGATGACACATCGACACTAACGACAAGTTGCGGAAGAAATTGGACAATGGACGGCAAAATCATCAGCCCACTCGGAGCCCATTCAGACCTGCAGATTTGCAGGTACTTCTGACGGTTACCCGAGGATTACAGACACGACCGAGATATTCGCGGTCTGCCCGGCTGATTCCAGGAGTGTCTTCATCTCAGCGGCCTTCTGTCGCGCCTCTGACTCAGACATCGGAGGAGAAACCTTGTGGCCGTCTTTTGTGACGACGTAAAATTCTTGCTTGTCGGACATGTTTCTAAGAACAGGTCAACGTCCCACGATGTGGGAGTAGGCCTTATTTGTCAGCTTCAAGATGGTCTCTGCTGAGAGAGAATCGATGATCGACTTCCCATCAAGCAGCACGTCCTCGATCCATGGAGCGACATCTTTCTTTCCAGCATAATCGACATCTCCCTCTCCGATGTTGTCATAATCATAGACAACCTCCACATCTGTTCCGTCATCCTCGTCGGTCAGTGCGATTTGTGTGTCAAAGCGCTTAAGCCCAGACTCTTTGAGAGAAATGGCATCGATCAAGTCGCGCGCACCCATGGACTTACTCCTTATCGTCGTCGACGTCTTCGCCGTCGTCGACGTCTTCGCCGTCGTCTTTTCCCTTGGCCGCGGGAGCTTTCTTTGGCGCTTTGTCGTCGTCCTTGCCAGGAGCTTTTGGTTCCGTGACGGAAACTTTGGCGCCACCGTCGACGGCTTTCTTCAAGCCGCCCTTGGTCTTGGCGAGATATTTTAGGCCACGTTGGATGGCCTGGGGAGAGCCGGTGAGTTCCACCTTCACGATGGCGTGCTCTTGCTCTTCAACGATGCGGTCGATAAGGGTTCGTGCGGTTGAGCTCATTTTACTATCTATCGTCATCAAAAAGAATTGAGGGACAGAGGCCAGGCTGTGCTGGCTTTGTTACTCTGTCCCTCTCCTCAACAGAAATTATGGGGCGATCTTGTGACGCCTCATCCAACGGGCTTCACGATCTTCATCCTTCCAGGATTGAATCACTTTTAATGGATCTTGAGCTCGCATCGGCACAACTACAAACCCCTCAGCTCGAGCAGCCTGTTCGGCAGCAATAGCCGCGTTTTCGTCCGCGCGAATCTCACTGTCAGATCTCCGATCAAGTCTCAGTAGTTTATCGATTTGTCGGTCTTCCTCGAGTTGTGTTGTGAAACTCTTTCTTACAGGTATCTGCGAAATCCCTTCGACAACCTTTCTGGTCAACCGGTTGAAAACCTCGTCTGGACGGAACATTGACGGAGACGGGTCACCCGACCCTTGTCCGATAAGAGCTTTGAGTAAGCGTTCTTGATTGTTGTGCATGGGTTAAGAGTACACCATAGGTCACAATTTGTAAACAAAAAAGATGGTATCTATTTAGACGATGCTTCCGACTTCGTACGTTCCAACAGGCACTCTTGGGCGATGGCTTGACCAGCCATTTTGCCTGTCCCAATCTATCCTATTTCCGAAGTCTTCTGTGCTCGTGGCATCGATCAAAGTGCCCGCAGGATTTAGGATGTCGCTGCGCTGGTTGAGTCTTCATTTCGTCGACATCACGACGCAGAATGACGTTGCACAGAAGCTCACGACCAATATGGCGATCACATACGCCGGGTTGTATTCTGGCAACTTTGAGAACCTCAACCTCCATTCTGGTCAACCTCTTGTCTACGTGCCATGTGATGTCCCAGGTTACAACCAGATGGATCCGATGTATTGGCGGGACTTTGAGTCACCTGACACCTATGCTGTGCTGGCAGTCAACAACACTCAGGCAACGCAATTACGCATTTCTGTAAACGGAACGTTCAGACTGACAAGGTTGTAAACGAAAAAACCGTGGCTGATGAAAGCCACGGTTTACTAAAAACTCGAAACTCGATCAGGACTTTTTCTGGGCGTCAATCTTCTGCTCGACGGCGCCAGTGAGCTTATCAGCTTCTGCCTTGAGCTTCGGATTGTTGCGCATAACAAGATAGACGGCAAGGCCGCCAACGATTACTCCACCGATGAATGCTAGCATAGTGATAAGAGGTTAATTTGTGGTTGTGTTTTGACGCTCTCTAGAACAGAATACTTACCGCATGGCTCTTCTGATCCCGATCCAGTCCGCCCGAATCATCCCGCTCCCACCTACCCTCAAATGGGGACAGGCACGGGTTCCAGGAGATACGCTGACAGCGGTTAATGTCGAGATCCCAGTCGACGTCACGTCTTACGCATCGAGAGATTACGAACTGGCGTACAGAGACATCATCCTCGCAGCGTTGGCGTCAGAGGTTTCAATTCACGCGTCTGACATTTTTGGAATGGGAACCAGCAGGATCTCTGTTCAAGGAATACCGGCAGGAACGTTTCAAAACAACATCGACGACAGCTCAGTCCAAGAATATCCAGGAGTTGTTGGACACGTGAAGCAGTCGTCGATTCCGATGGATGCGATCCAGACAGACCGCCAGCTGTACGCAAGAGACGTCCTCTTGTATGAAGCACTGGCACGCGCTGCGGCGATCTTTGAGGCTCCTCCTCTTGACAGCATCGCGCCGGCCATCACCTTGTCTGATTCGTGGTCACTTGCAGAAGGGTCTGACAAGTCTGCCTCGGTCAACGGCTCTCTTCCATTGAAAGTGGACCTGTTCAAACTTCCTGACGTTGAGTTGACAGGGAGAGATAACACCGTGGCAGGATTGGTTTCACGTCTAGCATACGAATTGGCTGACGTGTACAACAGGGCTACTCGACTTTTGGTTCAAGTCACGGATCCAGATGGTGAACGAGAACCTGAGGTTTACGTACTGAAGTCGGACGATGGTACGAACCGGATATTTGTGACATCGCCAGGAATGACGGACAGGAACAGGGTTGTCTACGATAAGGTTAAACACACTGTCACGTGGCTTAGCGAGTCATACGATGACCACGGAACAGTCCCGTTCTCAGGAAATCTTCAATTGACTCTTGATGACACAACTCTCACGGTCCATGGCGCGCTTCCAATAAAGGCAGACTCTCAATTTTATCGCCAAAAAAGCGCGCGGTTGAAGTTCAACACGTACAAAGCCGTTCCTCTATACTACCAGCCAAATCCTGTTGAAGACGTATCGCTTTCGACTGGAGCAGTTTACCAACCAGATGGTGTGTATCTTCCGGCACCAGGATCAAACGTGACATTCACCCCTCCGATCACAGATGGAGCTGCCCACTATCGACTAGCCATCTACTTTGAGCCAAGTCGAATTTCTCGCGTTTTTGGTAGTCTCAACCTTAACGGGGTACTTCCAGACAACTCAGAAACCGCAACCATCTACACGCCTGGATTTCTGAATTGGAAGATCAAGTTGATCGAGGGACAGTACACAGTGAGGTTCAACTTCACTGATTTAACAGCATCTCCAGAAAATTTTGAGGTCCGCGCGATTTGGAATGGAGTGTCGATTTTTGATGGAGTTGTGCTGTATGGAAAAGATCCTGGAACATTCGTGTGGTCCAACACGTACGTCCTATCAGCAGACGGTGAAATTGGTTCTTTCACGATCGAACGCACAGATGCAGGTGCGAGTGGTTTGACCATTGGAACGGTTGAGTTCATCAATGTGAGGAGCGGAAACTTGAGCTGCAAGATGACTGCGACGATGGGAAGTAGGACGTCCACATCGATCTTCTCAAGTCAGTCTGGTCGACCAGACACTCTTTTCTTCGACTTCTTCGACACACTTCCAGGAACAATCACCCTCTACCTTGACGACGTTAACGTGGGTGGAATCTATCTTCGCGCTCTCGACGTTCGGCGCTTCGGCGCTCAACGTGAGACTCCAAACTCAACAGGGTTTCGGCTGTGGAAGAGGACACTTATCCAGATGGCACTCGACTCTGTGCGCAGATCGTACCGAGAGAGTACGTCGAGTCTGTCGGCTCCTCCTCAATTTGCAGTGAGTTCAGTTTGGTCCACAGCGTCGACTGACGCTTGGATGAGCACGCTCGCCGCGGTTGAGACAAGAATCTTCAGCGCGTTTAGAGTGGGGCGTCCTGGGGACGTAGGTCAACCTGCTTTGACTCCTGGAGGTCTTCGTTACGACATCACAAATCGGGTCGTCGTCCAGGACGACATGAGCGACACCTATCCAACGGCGCAAGCTTTCCAGCCTTGGATGATCTCTGCTGGAATCTACGTGTTCAACGAGGACTTCTGGATCGAATCAATCGAGTTCACGAGCACGATCAACGAATGTGACTTTGTCACAGCAGACTTTACGGCTGTCGCAGACACATTTGTCCAACCTTCGTCGTCAAGCAGTCCTCCGGCATCTTAGTGAGTATTTATTTTATGTCCTCCACGCTCAAAGAATTAGAAGCGCAAGTAACAGCGATCAAAAAAGAGCTGGAAAGTCTCAATGACCTGCGCAAGGTCGACCAGCTTCAGCAGGAGCAAATCGACACGCTGACGAATGCTGCTGACCGTTTATCGTTGGCAGTTCTCGGAGATGAACGACTTGGTGTCAAGGGCTTAGTCAAAACAGTTGAGGAACTGAAAGACCAGTCCATGTCAACAAAGCTGTCCAAGGCTAAGTGGGCAGGAGTGGGAATCGCGATCTTGGCCATTGCCAAGGGGTTGTGGGCTGTTGGTTCAATCCTATTAGGAAAGTAGATAAGCTGCCCAAGTAGATTTACTTTTCAATGCCGATGAGTACATTAAATCCTGCCATGCCCGATCTTAACGCGATGCTATCGGAGAACCAGGTAACTCTCGACCGCACGGTGAAGCGTTTAGAGAGAGCTGGCCTGGCCTTGGCAAAGAAAACGTCTCCAGTCGCGATGCTGAAGAGACTCGAAAGGTTGAGACTTCCGCGCAAGGTAAGTAAAATTCAACAAGCAAAAACGTTCGACGAGATCAGACAACAGATCGCGACGAGGAAGTGATTGGAACGAACATCCCAAACTTCTGGCAGATCATGATCGCATGTCGGAGTGAGCTGTACGGAATTCCAAGTGCGGTTGCGATCTGAATCGGAGTTAACTTTTCTTTCCAAAGCTTGTTGGCTTCTTTCCACTTGTTCCTGAGTCTGAGTTCGCGCCTTCGCCTGGCAAACTCTTTTCTGACTTCAACGAGTGCTTCAGGTCTGGCGGAGAACCAACCATAGAGAATTCTCATCTTATCCATTCCATCAATGAGTTGACGAGTGGTAAGGTTGAACTCCCGTTGGATGCTGGCGAATGAATATCCTGCATCCCATCTGTCACGAACGTGTCCCCACTTCTCCTCATGCTTCAACAGAAGGCTTTCGTCAGAGGAAGAGTTTGAGTCGAGTCTTTTAACCGATCCTTTGGAGATCATCTTTCGCGCTTTCTTGTCGAGACCGCTGCGCCGCGCGACTTTCGCAATCAGGTTGAAGTCGACTCTCAGGGCGCTTCTTACGTCAACCAAACTGTGCCCTTTTGCTAGCATGTCAAAGATCTTACGTTCGGCGTCAGTGGCTTCAATCCACGTTGAGTCCCAACCAAGTTGATCGGCAATGACACGAACAAAACCGATGTCGAGATTTAATTCTGTCGCGATATCTTTCTGAAACATTCCGTCAGCTAGGCTCGACCCTATGCTGCGTACGAGCTCGCTGAGTCTGTACGCTTTTTCGTGTTTGATTTTTACGTCCATTTTGTGATTATGGCACGCTGCCATATTTTGTAAACAAAATTCTAGTCTTCGAACGGGTGCTCTCCTGGTGCATAAGCTGCGCTCGGATCTCCATATTGCTCTGCAAGCCTTGCGTCGACATGTGCCTTCCTTGAGTTGTCTGCCAGTGTGAGGACTTGGATGTTTCCAAATTCGTATCCGCGATCCGCTTTGATCCTGTCAATGCTCAGTGATCCCGCTGTTTTTCCTTTCAGCGTGGCATAACCAGTAGCCAAGCAAAAGAGCCTAAATTGTTCCTTCGTGAGAGTGAAAGTAATCTTTCTCGATTTCGCAGACCATTTAAGTTTGTCCCATGCATAACCAACCGGATTGGAGATCTTATATCGACGATCTCTGCATCGACGGCAAAACATTCCAGAGTGGGAATGCTTCGAGGAGTTAACTTTGTGCCTGCAACCCTTTACGCAGCAGTAGCCCGTTTTCTTCTTTCCTTTTTTTATGTCGAAAAAGTCCAAGCAAAATTGAGAATTGTTTCGTGTTCAATCCGAACACGCGCGGTTTGACCTCATCCCTGGCGGTATTGAACCTCATGCACAAAGAATGACCTACTGTTAAAATTGTGTTTACAAACTCAGACTCTTGAGCTTGTTCTATGCACGCGCACAAGTACGTATGTCGAACCGCTGATCTCATCAAAAAAGAAACAACATGGTCATTACGTCGTACTCATCAAGCAACCAGCCGATTGTGGCGGAAGCGCCAAATCCAAGCTTCTTCGGAGCCTCAAGCACAGCGCTGTCTGGAACCACAGTTTCAACGCCTGTCACATTGACACCTCCTCCATACACGCAGAGTGTTACAGTTCAACCTCCATCGTTTTCGACGAACGTCACAATTCAGCCGCCAAAGTTAACACAAACCATCAACGGAGTCTCCGTTACGGTTGATGTTCCGTCCATCGTCGTTCCTGTTACGGTCAATCTGAGCCCAGTGACCATACCAGTCACTGCTACTCCTTCTCCCGTGACAACGACCGTGTCGTCTACAGGTCAAACCACAACAGTCACGAAGGATGCATACGAGTCAGTCGGTATCGTCGCAGGAAATCCTCCAAGGCTCTGCGCGTTAGTCTCGAAAAATATCGTGGCTGCAGCAAACCACTATCCGTTGACTCCTGGCATGCAGGTGTCGTTTTACGGAGCGTCCGGAAATCAGACGACAACAGTCAAGTCAGTTGCAGCAACGTACGGAGACCTTGAGCTCTACTATCTGAACGATCCAATCACGGCGGTCAGTCCGGCAAATTTGCTGGCGTTTCCTGCACCCACTTTCTTCGGAAAGACGGCCGTAACTTTCGGTTTGAACGGAAGCAGAACCACACCTCCGTTCAACTGGACGCCGGTCGCTGCAAATACCGCAAGAGTCCTTTTCGCCGTTCCAGGAACTGGAGGAATTTTCTCAGCCACACTCCTCTCCTCAGGATTCTATATCGAGAGCGGAGACTCTGGAGCTCCAAGCTTTGTCACCATAAACGGACAGATTTACTATTTGGGATCCACCCATAAGATCTCGTCCGTTTATGAGGTCAACATGGTCAATCCATGGATCGACCAAATCCATTCCCTGTGAGCTACCTCACGGGGTCGTTAACGAAACCACAAACATGAAAAGATACATCCGTATCAACACGGCCCAGGTCGGATTCGAGTCACCAGTGCCAGAGCCATCCACATACGGCTTGATTGCCGGTGCATCGCTCATTGGAATCGTGCTTGTCCGCAAGAAAGCAAGAAGTCTGAATCTTCCAGCAGCTGCCTAAACAAGTTTGATGTCATAGAAAGAAGCCGAAGCGTCGATCGCTTCGGCTTTTTTGTTTGTGCAGAGCTGGGATAACCACAAACGTGACTCTGTCACGTTCTACGTACCGAACGACATCTGAACAACTATGTGGTACCCGTTGAAATCTCCAACTTAGCAAGTCCGTCTCGTACCGTCTTTCCAGGTCTAAACTTGAAAGACCAACGGGCTGGAATCAAAACTTTCTGTTCGGGTTTCATCGGGTTTCTTCCCGGTCTCGGTTTTGAGAGTTTTAGGTGAAATGCTCCGAGGCGCCGAAGTTCGACGTTCTCTCCATTTGCGAGGTGTGACGCGAGCGAGTCAAGGACGAGATCAACTGATTCTCGTGCTTCTGTTGATGTCATGTTTGACTGCCGGATTAAATCTTGTGCAAGGCTATCTCGAGTGGTGTGATGTTTCATTGGGACGATTCCTGGATCAGAACACACAACCTGGACTCTTGCTGTTCGTTCATACTTAGCAATCTGAATGTCAACAGCCACGCAAAAGGAAATCTGCTCAGTCCTAGATTCAATCGAGACCGGCGCAACAGCACAGCTTGAGAAGCTGATCGGGAGATACGCAGCGCTCAGGCGCTTGGCGAACCTCCTCTACGTTGCAGCCAAGCAGGTTCCTATTCCCGACATAAATAAGCTCATACCGGCGTGGCAGATAGATGTAGACAAATACAATCAGTTGGCTGCAATTTGTCCTGGGCTTTTGCCTCCTTTTAGTGGGCAAACTCTTACCCAACTTCAAGGTGCGGTTGACGCTTCTTATCGCCAGTTAATTGACCTAGTTGACAATCATCCTCTAGCCAAAATGGCGGCCTTGCAGTATCAGGTAGATGGCCTGGTGAGTTCCGTCGCTGATGCCTTTTCTGCAAGAATAGGTCCAGGAGTAAAGGCGCTTGATTGTGCAATCGCAATCTGCGGTGCAGTCAGTCAGGTTGGAGTTTACCCACCTGCGGTGATTGCAACGGTCAAAGCGCAATATCAAAACGGGATCGGTAAGAGCTTGTCTGAGTCACTTGCAGGAACGACTCCAACGTCAAGTGATAACTCTCAAGCGAGGATCCTGACCGCCGAACAACAGGCAGACGTCAACAACGCGCTGAATGTTAGAAGTGGACTAGTTGCAATGCTGAGTCCGGCAGCTCAAGCAGCCGTTGCTTCAACCGCCGCTGACCTCACAAAAGAAACGTCGGCATCCATCGCAAACACGGAAGTTCAAGGACCTCCAGGTGCTCAGGGAGACAAAGGAGACAAAGGAGATCCAGGACCCCAAGGATTTCAAGGAGCGAAGGGAAATACCGGCACAGGATCACCAGGTCCTCAAGGACCGGTTGGTCCTCCCGGTCCTCCTGGCCCATCTGGAGGGTCGGCTATAACGCAATCAATCGTGGCAACCAACGACCTGCCATTCGGCGTTGTAGTTAATTCTGATGGAAGTCTTGCGAACAGCAGCGCGATCGGAAAACGCAATTGGTCAATTGGGATCGCGGCGTCTGCAATCTTGGCAGGATTTAGTGGCAGCGTCATCACAGCAGGCGCAGTCACGAACCCAGCCTGGTCATGGGCCGCTGGTGACATCCTTTACCTAAATGGCGCAGCCCTTAGCACAATCGCCCCGAGCACTGGGTTCATCCAGATGATTGCCAGAGCTGTTGCCTCAGACACTGTCGAACTCGAAATTGGTCCTTCAATCTTACTATAAAACATCATGGCCTTAAGAAAACCTCTCGTACTTGTCGGTGGGCAGATTCAGCAGCTGCAATCCTCTGACTACATTAGCGCTGAACAAATTCCTCAGTTTACCAACGGTAACGCGAGCCCGATTGTAATCGGGACTCCTGTCTACGTGTCGGCAGACGATACAGTCGACAAAGCTAAAGCGGACGCAAGCGGAACTGTTGAAGCCGTAGGGCTTGTTGCAGACCCTTCAATTTCGGCAGCTTCCTCAGGAGGTATCCAAGTTGACGGAGTGTTCACAGCGTCCACAGCTCAATGGGACGCGGTCGCGGGCACAACGGGCGGTCTGACCGCAGACACAATATACTACCTGAGTGCAACTACTCCGGGGGCTATCACGGCAACTGCGCCTTCCACGACTGGTCAGTATGTCAAAGAGGTTGGCATTGCGATCTCGACCACTGAGCTGAAAATTAACATCCAGCGACGTGTCTTGCTCTAATGGCGAGCGTCGTTCCAGTTAAACTTGCCGACGGGCAATTTGCCCAGCTTCAGCTTGGGGATACCCTCGCAGACGCATTTATAGCATCGGCAGGGAGTTGGAACGGGAAGCAAACTGCGTACTCACTCCTATCTTCGTTCGGGGCTTTGGCTAGCGGTACCGGCTGGCTGCACAACAATGGGGCGGGCGTGTTCGCCTACTCAGCACCAACTAAATCCGATGTTGGGCTTGGGTCTGTTGAGAATACGGCGTTGTCAACCTGGGCTGGTTCTGCCAACGTAACGACGCTCGGCACGATTGCAACGGGTGTTTGGCACGGCACTGCGATTGCTGACACCTACATTTCTAGTGCAGCAACGTGGAACGCTAAACAAGTCGCTTATACAAACCTCACTACGTTTGGTTCGTTATCGAATGCGGCTGGCTACCTTCACAACGACGGCAGCGGAGTCCTTAGTTATAGCAGCATCACGGTGCCCACTGCGGCCAACCCCACTGCCTCGCTCGGCCTCACGGCGATCAACGGTAGCGCGGCGACGTTCATGCGCAGCGACGCGGCTCCGGCACTCAACGTAGGGATTACACCGACCTGGACCGGTTCGCATGCTTTCCAAAAGCTCAGCCTAGCTAGTGTCACGACGGATTGGTTGTTCCTGCGCAACACCTCGACTGCGACGGCTTCGGGAGCTGGGAAGAATCAATGGTCACCGGCTTTCATCCAGCAGGGGGCAGTCTACGACACAGCTTTATCGGGCAGTAAAACGATCCTCTTCCGCCAATATATCACCACTGATTCCGTAGGCGGAAGTTCGGTCCCATTTTACTGCACGCTAAATTGGGAAGCCAACTATGCTGGTGGTGGCTATCAGAATATAGCCCAACTAGACCTCAATGGGAATTTCCTGGTCCTTGGTAGTTTTCAGTGTGCGTCCCTCACGCTAACGAATGCTTCGGGTGGTCTGCTTAGTCTGGGGAAGGGAATGGACGGGAATACCTACGAGATTGATTTTGCCGCACCAGATTCGTCCTCGAGTGTAGTCACGGTCAACGGGAATACCACTCTAGATCAACCTGTCGACACGACGGCCAGCCCAACTTTCGTAGCTCTCATGCTGAGCGGATTGCCTACTTCATCCGCTGGACTCACCACCGGCCAAGTGTGGTGTGACACGACGGGTGGTCTCAATATCCTCAAAATCAAATAACCCATGAACCTTTGCACCAACTGTAAATTTGTCTCCCAAGCTAGCGGCAACACTATCGCTCAGCCATATCTCTGCACCGAACCTACGGTTACGACGGTTAACCCCGTCAACGGCATCACTCAGTATCCCCAGTGCTCAGCGCTTCGTTCGGCCAATGGCAAATGCGGACCTGACGGCACTAAATTCGTCCTATCAACCAATACTCCATGAACCCAGATCCAAAACAACTCCTCCAGATAATCCACAATCGCGGTGAACAGGCTGCTGTTCCTGCTGCTGTCCATGACCAAGCACGTGCGGCTGCACAGGAGATGAATAAGTTTATCGACCAAGCCGCCGCTGAGATTGCCTCATTGAAAGAGAAGCTTTCAATGCTTTCTACCGAATCGAACGCTCCTAGCGTTGGACAGCACGAGAAGGACCAACCAACGACACCTCTGACGCCATAATGGTTCTAGTCTGAATGTCCCATCCGACGTTCTCCATTATCACTCCATCAAACAACCTGGATTGGCTTACTAAAGCAGCAAAGTCGGTTTTCGGTCAGATCGAGCAAGACTGGGAGTGGATCGTGCTGATAAACGGTCCGATCGTTGAAAATCCGGACCAAGTGAAGACACTCTTGGGAGGAGACCAGCGTCTCAGAGTCATAAAATTCGGGTCTACTGGAAACATTGGTTCACTTAAGAAGTGCGCCTGCATGTGCGCCAACGGAACTTACATCGTTGAGTTCGACCACGACGACGAGCTCAGCGTTGACTGTCTGGTCGAACTTCGAACTGCGTTTGAGGGTCCGAGGAAGCCAGTGTTCGTTTTTTCAGACTGTGTATCAGTTAACAGCCAAGGTCTTCCGTATGTTTTCGGATCGTCGTATGGTTGGAAATACACACCGGCGACATTCAACGGCCCAGGAGGAGCTGAACAGTGCCAAGTTCCAGTTTGTCCTGAGCTTCTTCCTCAAAATATCGCCAACGTTTATCACGCACCAAACCATGTCAGATCATGGAGGAGAGACATCTATAACCGTGCAGGAGGTCATAGCGAATCTTTAGAGGTATGTGACGATCTCGACCTCATGTGTCGACTTTATCTTCATGGAAAGTTTGAGTATGTCCACAAGGCACTTTACAAATATCGTGTCCACACCGACAACACGTGGAGAAAAAATCAAGACAAGATCGACAAGTTGAATCTTGAGATCTACGACCGATATGTCGAGCACCTGGCTCTCGTCTATTCCAGAGGAAACAGTCTTGGAGCATATGATCTCGGCGGAGGAATCAACTCTCCAGCGGGTTGGACTTCTGTCGATAAACACTCCGCCAACATTATTGCCGACCTCAGCATCAAGTGGCCATTTGATGACAACTCAGTCGGAGCCCTGAGGTCTCAAGATTTTATCGAGCACATCAAAGACCATATCCATGTGATGAATGAAGCGTACCGCGTCTTGACGCATGGAGGATTGTTTTTGATCGACGTTCCATCTACGGATGGAAGAGGAGCATTTCAAGATCCAAGCCATGTCAGTTTTTGGAACAGTAACAGCGCGTGGTACTACACAAAGTTAGAGACACAAAAGTACATCAAGCACCTAGGAGTAAACTGCAGGTTCCAGCTGACAAGGATCCTCAACTACTATCCATCAGACTGGCACAAGACACACAACATCTTGTACACAAAGATGCATCTAGCAGCCATAAAAGACGGTCCTCGACTACACGGCTTGATCGAGATTTAAGCAGCGGGAGCTTCTGGCTCTGGAGCTGCGCGTCCAGCCGCAACAGCTGCTTTGTGCGCTCTGTCCTTGTGGGCATGGGCGAATCGTTTTGGAACCATCCCTCTTCCCGTGCCGTAGTTCGTCTGCATGCTCGGGTGCTTTCCGTACGCTGCCGGACGGATCTGCACCTCATACGCCTGACCAGTGTCCTGTCCTTCCTTCGATCGGATCAAGATTGCGTAGCCATCCGACTGCGTCCAGATGTCGACCTTCTCAAAACCGGGAATGTTTGCGATCTTGCTGGCGAGTTCGCCGGCATTTGTGGGACGTGATTCACCTAGAAGCTGTTTGACAATTGACGGCATGCTTTATCTACCACGGGGCACGCGCGCGTCAACACAGCGCGCATAGATAGCCGTGAACGACACAGGAACGACTGCCAGACAACTGATCGACGAAGCGGTCGACCTCAAAGCTGAGGATCTAGCGAGCGACTTTGTCGAAATTATCGTTGGTAGGTTCTTTTTCGCTACGTCATGGACGTCCAAGAGAGAGCTGTACGACTCCAAGCTGCGCCAATGGCTAGAGGCCAACGGTCATAGCGAGAAGCACTCCGAGGTGGCAGCCTTAATCGATCAATGGGCGGCTGAAGGTCACTCCTGGAATGACCGCTGGGAGACCGATTACAGCGCGGGAGATAAACCAAAGTCTGTCAAGCAGAAAACCAAACCAAAACGTTCTCCCAAAAATGGCCATCCAACTCAGACCGGACGTACGCGAGCGGCTTAAAATCTGCCAAACCTGTCCGCACTGGTCAGGACGCTGTAACAAGAATTTCAACCTGGGTAGCATGATGGGATGCCCGGATAAGAAGTTTCCACCTGTAGGACACGCTGGATACGCACCCGACTATGTCTCGACCGTTGGAGCGACAAGCAGTGGAGGGTGTTGCGGAGAGCGACTTCCTGTCCTAAAAATGGATGCTAAGTTGACGGCCGGTCAGGTCACAGAAATGTTTGCCACGTCGATGGTCAACTGGGGAAAGAAAGGGTTCAAGCTTGTCGACGAAGCAACACACACGAAGAGGTATGCGCAGTGCCAAGTCTGCCCACTTTACAAAAACTACCTTTGTCAACGATGTGCTTGTTTGGCGTTTCTTAAGACGAAACTCGCAGGACAGAGATGTCCTGACAATCCGCCACGCTGGATTTAACGGCTCGTCCTGGAAGCTCTGCCAGGACGAGTCACATCTCGCCACTTAAGCCTGTTGTTCTGGCTGAGTCTCAAACTTGCTGACAACTTCTCCGTCCGACTCTTTCTTTTCCATCGGAATATCGTTGTCGGTCCTCAGCATCAGCACTGGAACCTTAGTGCGTACCCAGACGCCGGTTTCTTTGAAGTGTTTGGCAGGGACGTTTTCGAGCGCCTCGCCCACAGTCTTAGAAGGCAGCAGGCGGCCTTTCTTTGTGGTGTTGAATTCGTAGACCGCGCGGAAAATCCGGTCCTGAGTGGTCATGACGCTCTCGTCCTCAGGGATCTGGAGCACCCATCCAGCGAAATCTATGGATGGAAGACGATGTTCAGGGTCAGAAATGAGGATGGCATACTGCTTTTTCAATGCAGGTGCGCTTTCTTCGTCGCCTTCGGGCTGAGTGAGAAGGTTCATTTCCTCAACAATTTGGCGGAGGACTTTTGGTTCGACTTGGTTTTTCTTTAAGATCTCTGCGACCTTGTTGACATCAATTTTCGGCATGGTGATTAGGTTTCGTGGTTTGGATGTTGATCGTTCTTAAGAACGCCGTACTTATACCATGAACGAAGCCGCAGTAGCTCACAAGATCCTGAATCGCCGCAACTCGCTATCGCCTATCATACTCGTCGGCGAGATGCAGCAAGTCCTTGGCGCAGAAGGATACACGATGGCGCTTGAGCGCCGTTGGTTGGAAGCAGATTGGAACACTGGAGAGTTGACCATCACCAACCAGGAATTTGCTCTTCAAGAGATGAAGAAACTTTCAGCTGAAGTCAAGACCGAACCTGTGGCTGAGTCTGTCAAGCACAACGTCTACCGGATGTTCTCAAACAACAGGACAAAGATCGTCACGCAGACGTCAGAGGGACTATTTGAGTCTGACGAGACGCAAATCGGCGACGAAGTGACAGTGGCCGAAGACGGAAAACCTTTCACCGCGGTGGTCAAGTCAAAGAATCCTGACGGGACCTACGTCCTGTCGTTTGGGTCTGACAAACCTCGTGCAGAGCGCCCATACAAGCAGGAAGAGATCCGCAAAAACGGCGATACCCAAAGTGGCGGAAGTTCTGCACCGGCTGCTGGCAAGGCTCCTGCGGTTCAACCACAGCAGCACGTCCAGCAGAACCCGTGATCGACAAACTCAAGAGTCGATTTGGTGAGGTAGGTTTGACTTTCCCGTTCAACAGGGTTGACGTCGAGGAGGTCGAATACCTTCCTGAACCTGCTGCCTTTCACGAAGGAAAGCTGTTTCTTTTGAAGTCTGCGGACAAGGAACAGCAATTCAGATCAGCTGTCGAGGCGGTTGCCCTTGAGGTCTACACTGGAATGGATGACCTCGCTGTCACAATCTGGTCGAACGCTTTCTACAAAACAAACCCGGCGGCGGTTACGCTGATCCGCGAAGCTGTAACAGGAAGCGTCGGTTATGAAGAAGCTGTGGCAAGTCTTCAATCTCCCATCGTGAGACTGATTGCGATCCACCTATTCAACGCGCTGATCAAGAGCGGAACGTCTTACGAGAGCGCAAAGGGACTTGACTTTTCAACATGGGGAGGAACAACGTCGCTTGCGTCTGGAGGTACGGTGTTCAGTCTTCTCCCTCTTCTAGGAGCGTATGCGCCGGCACGCATTTACACTTACTTCCCAGAGTCGATTGCGTCTCTGGTATGCGACAGGCTTAGCTGCGTCACTCACGGCGAAGTTCGAGCCGCTTACGCCGACGTGCTTAAGTCAGCGTTCAACGGTTAAGACCTATCTGCCGCTTCCCTGGCTATTTCGCCAGGCATTCCTGCCATCATCTTGGAATACGTTTCAAGCATCTGACCCGCAACTTTCCAGTCGCATACGGAATGCTCTCCTTCGTATGGATCATGGTCTTCAAATAGGACTAGCGTCGGAGGATACAACCAAATCTGGCCGTCGTCCATATAGACTTCTGCTCCTATCTCTTTCGCTCTGCGATAAACAGCTATTTTGCTTGCCCAGTTTGGGTCGATCGCATCAGTTGGACATTCCTTGTCAAAGTCAACCACCGTCTTTCGCACGATGATCCACACCTGGTTAACGCGCTTTCTGGCGTATGGAGACTCCGACAGTTTAACTGGATTCTTTACGATCCCACAGCAGTACTGATCTTTCTGAACGAGCGCATAGTGATGCCCAACGGATAGCAAATAGAGCGGCTCTAAAATCATGCAGTTTTCCTTTGCCCATTGGAGAAGATTTTGCTTTGGAAGTATGACACAGGTGTGCGCCTCATAACCGAGCAACGCCAACCCTTTCAGCATGTGGTGATGATGAAGTCCTCTGATTGCGCGTTTGCCGCTTATCTTCCTGAAAAACTTGGCGCACCGTCCCGTGTCCATTCCGGTGATGATTGACAAAGCAGCTGGACCACAATAGCGGTTAGACCCTGTGTTAACCGAGCGAAGGACCGGCTGCTCAATCTCGTTCATTGGTCCGATCGTAGCATGAAACGAACTTTTGTAAACAAAATTTTACCGACGCGTGGACTTTAGGTACTCTACAAAGTCAAAGTCTGATTCGCAACCGTCATAAGCTTCGATGAGATTGATCTCGTCGAATTTTCTAGCTGCCGTCAACACTTTCTCTGATTTTGCGAGATTTATCAAAGCGTCGTAGTATTTCTTCATTTTTGACGACGACAGTTGACCTGAAGGAATTGAGATTGATTTTTGGTTCATCGGTTCGACCGTAAACAAAAATCAGTGAGTCTTCGCATTGAGCAATGCGTCCCAGTCTGGATTTGAACCAGAAACCTTCCTTTGATCAAGGTAGTTCGGTCCAACCTCCGCGTCAGCAGTTATCGGAACGATCAGCCAGGAAGTGTCATAACTTTCACCGAAGAAGAGTTTCAACACTTCAGGCATATTGTTCAAAATCTGGTCGCAAATCGAGTGGATCTGTGGAAGTTCGTGCCTCTTTGCATCGATCAAGAGTGAATCGTGAACTGTGGACACCAACATGGATTCCAAATTCGCGTCGCGCATAAGTTTCTCGATGATAGTGATACAGATGAGCATCATGTCAGACGCTGTCGATTGGATCAAATGATTGTATCCGGAACGCAGTGCTTTTGCCTTAGCCTCACGATCATCACCAAAGACCTCCTCAAAGACGCGGACACGTCCAAATATGGATACCGCCACGCCATGTTTAAGGATGAAGTCCTTGTATAGTCCAATGTGGCGTCGAAGTGCTGGATACGCATCGAAGAATGTCTCGATAATCTCTTCGCACTCTTCTTGTGTGAGATATACATTTCCTTGCGCTAGAGATGTTTGAAGGCCCAAAGGTCCACCGCCGTAGCCCGTTAGAAAGTTTACTATCTTTGCCACCTTACGTTTTCTGTCGAGCTCCTTTGCTTCCTTCTCGCGGCCATTCTTCTGTAGCCACTCCATGTAGGTCTTCTCGAACTCCTCGTACTTGGTTTTGAATACCTTGTTGGCCGTGAGAGAGTGCAAGTCAACGCCTCTGCAGAACGCATCGACCATCGACGGGTCTCCACACGCGCATGCGATAAGACGGAGCTCAATCTGCGAAAGATCGTTCTGGTAGAGGCACCCTTCATTTCCAAACCTTGAGGTGTACATCTGTTTTACAAGCGACTCGCGCGGGATCTGCTGGGCGTTGGGCCGGCTATTACTTACTAGTAAACCACTTACGCAAAACCTGTGGTTTTCATTGTCTACCTCAATGTCGATCATTGGAACGCTTTCGCGCATCTCGATAGATTCAACTCCATCAAGGTATGCTCCTGAAGCGTCCCACTGAGCAGTCAAAGCGGTCGCTATGGAGACCGACTTACCAGCTTCTTCTTTCTTTTTACTGGACCAGAATAGATCGGCGGCCTTGTGTCTATCCATATTTACGACCGTAAGCACATGTCTATGCGTTCCATGCCGTGTTGTCTTGTAGCGTGAAACGTCTAATTTTGAACTTCTTGTAAAATGACGAATTCCAAGAGCGTCTAATAACAGCGAGACATCTTCTGCCATTCCTCCGCTGTATGTCACCAAACTTATGCCGTTGATTGCGCAACCGTCTCCTTCAAATAATCCTCGAAGGTATGCCCGTATCACGGTCTCAGGAGACTTAAAGATGGCTGGAGGAACTCTCCTAGCATGGGATAGTCCGTCAATTTTTAGGTTGATAAACCACTGAGAAACTCCCATCGAGGTCACGCAGTAAGAGATTGTTCCTGGAAGTTTTCTCTCTTTAGGAACAACACCAAATAAGCGAGCCCATTCTGATTTTACAAAGTTTCCTAACTCAATCTCAGTATCGCCTACGCACGTTGATGCCCTAAGAGGAAATCTATCGATTCCAGCGTACTTGTTTGAGTAATTGATCTTTCCTTTATACCTCGTGTGCTGATTTCCTCCCTTTCCTGAGTTGACAGACGGTCTTGACTTGAAGTGAGAAATGAATCCTTCTGCGCTAAAATGTCCTAGAACAAACGCAACAGACTCATCCAGTACATCTGGCGTTGTAAATGGCGTCCTAGGTTTTCCAGTTACGGTTACCGGGTCAAGTCGAACGTACTCAGTCGGAAAATGCGCGGGGGCTGGGTTATACCAGATGTTGTCTCCAACAACGAGGTTACCAGCTCGAATCTTTCCTTTACTAGTGAAGATTTCATGATCTGGAGAGCAACGAAGTTTCTTACCTGTGCCAGTTGCAATCTGTAGTTCAACTTTAGTTGTAAGATCCCACACAGTCTTGACAGGATGAGCCCCTGTATCTGACTGGATAAGATCTCCGACTTTTATGTCTCCGAATCGGATAAGCCCTCTGTCTGTTGCGACGATTACGTCCAATGGAAGACATGATGAAAGACGCCCGCTGCGTGTCCCAACTTGGTTGAACGTCGGATGGACACAACTGTCATCCATCAAATACGGCGACGTCTTCCTGTGCGTTTTGTCAACAAGAGGATTAAAGTGATTCCGCATTGATCGGACGTAAGTGGTATACGTCTTGAACTGCTTCCTGTACTCGAGAAGAGGGCGGACGTCTTCGTGGATAACAGCAAGAGAGTTGAGCGTAAATTTGTCGGTAGACGCAAACTCAAGAAGCTCGTTTTTGTCTCTTTTTGCCATGTCCTCCTTTGTCATATCTCCAAGAGTTTGACGCCCGGCTTTCGTCAAACGCACGACAGGAAGGTTCATGATGTCGTAGAGGATCGTCTTGAGTTGGTCCTTCGACTCAAGGTCAAACGACCAATCCTTCTCTGTCGCTTCCATCTGTTCGACCCATTGGATTATCTTCGGGTTCGACGACTTCAGTTTCTCTTTCGCGGCGAGAGTTGCCTTTGGGACAACATCTTCCAGCACGGCCAGCTCATTCTGATCGATGAACATTCCGCGACCCATCATTGCGGTCAATGTCCGCTGAGACGGCAACATGATGTTGTCATAGATCCAGTCTCGTTTTGGAGGACCAAACCACCTAAATTTGTCGCGCATGGCGTTGTGCGCGAGAGGAATTTGGTACGTCCTTGCGCCTACCAACTTGGTACGAATAGCCGGAGACGCTTCTCCAACCACTTCGACGTCACCCATGACGTACGGCTTAAGGTGTGTGTCCCACTTATCTGCCGGGCACAAGGCGTAATGTCCTCCTGTTCCAGACGCAGGATCCAACCTCTCTGGGTACTGGTCAATGAGCATGACCATCTCTTCCTCATAACCCGCCAGCGTAGGGGCCCAGTCATACGCGATGATTTCCAAACCGCGGCTTCCCGTGTCCTGCCGTGCGGTATACAGCATGTGGAGAGTGTCACCTCCCATCGAGTCACAAAGCTTATTGAGGTCACCGCCCATGGTTCCATGACACTGAAGGTTGTCAAAGCTGTAGTTGTGTCCCTCACGAAACGTCCTGTACAGCGTTTGCAGGACAACCGGAGTCAACCTCGCAATTGCGCTGATTATCGGAGACTCGGGATAGTCCCATGGAAACCCGATAGATTTTACGCTCCCATCCTTGTCCTTCCATCGGAACATGTGGAAGACGATCTTCGCCCCCTTCCTGTATGGTTCCAAACCCGTTGTTTCTGTATCGTGCTGGACTAGCGCTCCATCAGGAATGGTGTTGAGAGTCGCCTCGATGTCGTCCGCATCGCACGAGATTCTCCACCACGGACGATTGTAGTCAAGAGGTTCAACTCCTTTTACTGCAAGCTCAAGTCCTGCCCGAAGCTGGTCTCTCCACTTCTTGATCACGCGTGGATTCTGCGTGGAGTAAACGATCCTAGGAGCTTGCAGAGCGTAGAGTGGTATTCTATCATCCTTCGTTGGACGGTCTCCAAACAGATAGTGACCGTTTTCAAACTTTGAATTAACGATCCAGTCATCCGGCCACCCACGCCACGTCAACAACCTTCCACTCCAGTCTTGCGCATTGGATTTGTGACTGAGAGCGCCGAGCACCGTTGTGCCAATCGCCATCACCATCCCTGGTGGGTTCTCGACAAGATCTTGTACAGCGTGCCAGCGGCACCAGTTTCCCTTCGTTTTGTAGTTGATCTTCTTAGCGGCGCGTGACGCGCACATCGTCAGCGGAACAAGTCGGACGCGGCTGACGTCGAGTTTGATCTCAACTGCAATATCAGCGACGAGTTTACGAAGCAGTCCTGACGTTCCGTGGATGCCAAGTTCGTTTGCCTGATCCTCGCCTTTTGACACGCTGTCGACGATGATAGTGAGAAGCGGAGGCTGCTCAGGAGCAGAAGGCTGAAGATACGGGTTATATGCGCCGCACTTATCCAATCCACATTTGGCGCAAAGCGGAGACTGGTTTCCTGGCACGAGAAGTTGACCAGGAGTCCGGTTAACGTATTCTAAGAGATCTCTCTCGAATTTCGGAACCGTCTTTTTCTTAATCTTCTTCTCTTTAATCATGCTTGAACGGATAGAACACGTTGCTCCTCTACGTTGCTATGGACTCGAATACCAGCAAGATGACACCATGTGCAAAAAATGTCCGCACTCCAACGCGTGCCAAAGAGTGTCATTGGTTAGGCGCGGAAAAGTTCCACTGTCAAGGGTAGAGTTCAACCTAGTTCCGGAAAGTCTTGAAGAGATCCAGATCAAGACAAGTGGCAGCGTGGAGAAACTCTACCAAACCTTGTTTGTCCTCGTGTACCCAGACGAGAAACCTGACTCTCTGTTCAAGCACAAGGATGCAGAAAACAGACTGAACCAGATCGCCGATGACCTTGGCTGCTCGCTTAGGCTCTACGTCTTGTGTTGCCTTTTGGCGCGCAGAAGCCTATCGCCTGATGCCAGGTTCTACTCGAACTACCTTTTCGCAAAGAACTCCGGCGACCTTGTGAAGGAGTATGCTAGCATGGCACGTGAGAAATACGGCGCATTCGACTACGAGTCGCTTGGAAAACTGACAGAGGGAGGCGACGAGCTCACCAAGGACAACCAGAGAATCCGTGACAGCGAAGTCTTAGCTGGACGCTGGGTCGTTGGGTATAAGATAAGGAAAGCCGGATCTCCTCTCGACGTTTTCTACTCTGAAAATGAAATACGGCTGGACCCGGTCTGGCTAAGCCTTGAACCCACGTACATCGATTATCATAACAGGTTCGAAGGAATCTCTGCCACAGTTCACAATCACCGGATGGAAGTTCGGCGCATTCGCCGATGGATGCAGAAACGGAGACCGCTCGCGGTTTCATACTTTGAACGGAGATCACAATTGTTCAGTGACAGCGTTGCGGAAGTTTTGGAGTTCTATGGCTACACATTGAACGACTTCGAATCTCCTCCAATTGTTTATGACGCCATGAAATTTTGGTCACGGTTAGCTCTCGCTATTCAACATGTAGGCTGTTTGCGCATGGTTGGCATGATTGACTGACACGCATGGCTGAAAATTTTCACTTCGATCGCGAGTTTCAAGACTCGATCATTGTCCACTTCATCGCAGATCCAGACAAGTTTTTGTGCTTTGGAGAGGTACTGAAAGCTTCTTATTTCGAAGGGTCGCAGGCGACCATTGTCGCATATGCACTGCTCGGCTACGTCAAGGAGTATGGGAAATGCCCGTCATGGCCAGTACTGAAACAGATGGCTCTCGAGACGAACAAGAAGCTGTCTCTGGCTGATGACGAGGAAGTTTTATCATACATCGCTAGACTTCGTGAGATGGACGCCACCGACTCTGAGTTCGTGGTAAAGAAAGTGATCACTTTTGCGCGAGAACGCGCGACGTTAGGCGCAATTCGTCAGGCCATCGACCTGATGAAAGAAAACAAAACGCCGGATGATGGATTCGTAAAGCTGTTCCAGGACGCGTTACAGGTCGGACAGAACCTTGAGGATCTCGGGTTGCTGTTTCATGCGGACTACAGAGAGGTCATTGACAAGATCACAAAGGTTGACTACGGAACTCCGACGGGGTATCGCCAATGGGACCAGATATGGAGGCGTGGATGGGGTCCTGGGTGGCTGATTGTTTTTCTTGCCCCTCCTAAACGGTTTAAGTGCTTAGAACCTAACACACTTGTTAGACGCTTTGACGGATCGCTCGCAAAAGCAAAAGAAATTTCTGTGGGTGACGAGTTACTCGGCGATGATCTTAATCCGCGAAAAGTGTCTCATGCCGGATTTGGGCGAGGACCAATGTACAGGGTGACTCAGTCAGACGGAGACTCATACGAGTGTAACGACGTGCATGTGCTGTGTCTTAGATCAGATCGCGGATTTGTGGAGATCGAGGCGAGAGATTTCCATCATCTTCTGTCAAAAGATCCCAGCGTATCTGAGCGGTACAAAGGATACAAGTTAGATGGGACACTTTCACACTTGTCAGTAGAGCCGATAGGAGAAGGAGACTATTACGGTTTCGCAATTGACGGAAATCACAGGTTTCTGCTAGGGGACTACACAGTCACGCACAACACGGGAATGTGCCTTAACGTCGTCCTAAATATCATCTCACCGATGATCGAAGGGGACGTCCTCTACTATCCTTGCGAGATCACGCAGGAGTTGGCGTTCGCTAGGGCGCTAACCAACATCACCCAGAAGGGGATGAATTATCTTTATGACAACCCAGAGAAGTTCAAAGAGGCAGCCGGTGATGCGATCATGACACACGCGGCAGGTAACCTCGTCATGAAGGGATACCCAGCAGGAACAGCCACGATTCAGACGATCAGAAATCATGCCAAGATGGCGATTCAGAAATATAACTTGAAGAAGTTGAAGGCGATCGTCATCGACTACGCAGACACTGTGTTAGCATCTGGAACTTACGAAAAAGAGTACCTCAGGCAAGCTGGTGTATACACAGAGGCGCGTGCACTTGGAGCTGAACTTGGCTGCCCTGTAATCATGCCTGACCGGTGCACGAAAGAGGCAACAGACCAGCGAGTTCCTAACATGCGAGCATTCCAAGGGGCGTTCGCAAAAGGCGGCATCGTTGACGTCGCGATCGGACTGTGCGTTCAGCCAGACCAAAGTGTTATCACAAATGTAGGACGCGTGAAGATCGGTGATTTACGCACAAAAATACAGAAGTCTGACAAGACCGTTTGTGCTCTTTCGCACAATTTCTTGACCGGACAAGATGAATGGAAGCCTATCATTAACTGGTTCCACAACGGGTACACGGAAGAGCCTTTTGTACGGATCAAAACTGATTCTAGAGTTCCTGGCATGTATCCTCAGCGGTCACGCGGAACAGTTGTGACTAAGGAACACTTCATCTATACGCCAGGTGGGCGCAAGGTTAGGGCAGGAGATCTTCGCGTCGGGGACACCGTGTCTGCATTGGTTTACGAACTATCCGCCGATCAAAGGCAGGTGCTGTTGGGCACTCTTATGGGAGACGGGCATATCCGTGACAGCATGCTAGTCGAAGACCACGGAATCCAGCAAGAATACTACTTGGAGTGGAAGCGGCGCGTGTTTCAAACTCTCAGCACGTCCATGACGAAAGGGGAGAGAGTCACGC